CAAAAAGGTTGATCCAATCAAATGGTCACAACGTCACATCAGTTTGGATTATGGCAGCTTCAATCCAGAGTTTCATCCATTGCTGGTTGAGCCATTGCAGGCACTGGCAGACAGCCGGGGCAAAACAGTGGGGTTGATTGGTTCGGTGCAGCACATCAAAACCTTGCTTGCGCAGATGTGGCATTTGTATTGCTTGCAGGTTGAGCCGGGACGGGCGGCAATGTATGACTTGACCGAGGCAGCACTGAAAGAATTTTCAGATGACAAATTCACACCATTGATTGATTCAACCGATGCGGTGCTGAACTTAATACCAAACCAAGCTTACAGGCGCACAAAGTTTTACACTTCAACCAACTTTGGCGCAATTCGCTTGTTGTCTGCCAATGTTCTGGCAGCGCGAAACTCAAAGACATTGGAGCGCATCAGCGCAGATGAATCTTGGGCTTATGGTCACAACTGGCTTGACCAGATCAAAGACCGCATGAGCAGCTTCACTTGGTCGTCTCAAATGTTTCTGCCAACTTCTGGGCAAACCAAAGGCAGTGAAATTGATGACATGTGGATTCGGTCAAAGCAGAAGACATGGCACATTGCTTGTGATTGTTGCGGTGAGTTGATTCCATACATTTGGCGGCAACCTGCTTCTGGTGATGAAATACCAGTTGGCGGGATGCGATGGGCAGCAAAAGAAGATTACATGAATGCAGAAGGGCGCATTGACTTCACCAAGCTTGCAGCTTCTGTTTATTATGAATGCCAGCTTTGTGGCGGCAAGCTGGACGCATCACCAGCAATGCAGAAAACCAGAAATCAATCTGGTCAATACGTTTCTTTAAATCCAGAAGGTGATGATGCATTTGATTTTTTCACTTACAACGCAATGGCGCATATTTCTTGGGCAAGCCTTGTGGAGCAATTCAAGCTGGCACAGATTGACCGGGAACGTGGGGTGCTTGATTCACTGGAAAACTTTGTGCGCAAACGCTTGGCAGAGTCATGGGCAGATGAAGATTATGTTTCTGCCGACATTCAAGCAAATGCAATGGGTGGGTATGATTTAAAACAAGCTTGGGATGCCGCAGGGCAATTTGTCTTTTGCACAGTAGATGTTCAAAAAGATCATTATTATTATGTCATCAGATCATGGGCAATTGTTGATGGGACATTGCGCACAAGATTGATTGATTGCCGCAAGGTTGTCACAACTGCTGAAATTAGAGAAGCATGTGACCACTGGAAAATCCCACAACATGCACTTGGCTCTGGCGGTGCTTGTCGGGTGTTTCTGGATGGCAACTATAACACCAACCAAGTGCAGCGCATTGCACTTGAAAACAATTGGATGGTTTTTCGCGGTGATGGTGCAAAGGATTATTTGAACCAAGATGGATTCCGGCGCATTTACTCAGACTTAAAACCCGTTGATGCTTATGACGGCACAGCAATGAGCAGAGGCGCAAGGGTTGGGCAATTCTTCTTTTCAAAGCAATCAGCCAAGAACAGGTTGAGTTTGATGCGGTCACTGAATGATCATCGGGGCAAACCAATTTGGACGCATGCAGATGATGCCGGGGCAATGTATGAACGCCAAATCAATGCTTGGGCAAAGATTGCCAAGACTAGGCCAGATGGTTCTGTTTATTATGACTGGATAAATCGAGACAAGCACAATGACCACTTTTTTGACTGCGAAGCCATGCAGGTTGTTTGCGCTGCAATGTGCAAATCACTTGGCACAGAGAATATTGCAGTTGATGATGAATAATGTATTGACAGGGCGACTTCTGCCAATAGGTTGACCGCATGAATATGAATTTCAGCTTGGCTTTTCGCTTTAAAAAATCAGATGGGGAATATGTGCTTGTTCCACAATACGTTTCAGAATGTTTTACCAAATATGAAACAGCATTTGGCAATTACTCATTTCAGTCATTAACTTACCAAAGGGATGATTTTGGATGGTCAATTGAATTGGCGGTTTCAAAGCATTGTGGCGAATCGGTCAAATATGCTGGAGAGTTTGGCGGCATAATTAAAACCGAAGGGCTGCAAGTTTTGGGCATGAGCTAAATTCCATTAAAGTGAAAGGGGCGTGAAAGCATAATGTTTTCACGCTCCATTTTTGTGCCAAATTCCCTGCGTTGACAATTTGGCTTTTTCTTATCATAAAAAAGGCACATGAGAAGCCTTCTGTTTGTAATATGGATTAAAGCGTCAAAAGACGCAGCCACTGCTTTGGCAATTATTGAAACCTTGGCACTTGGCGAGTTTGACACACAATCAAGAGGCGGCGCAAGAATTGTGTCTGCAAATGTTGCTGGCAAGCAATTCCAATATGAGTTGCCTCCGGGTTGGAGCGCATCAGATTTTATTGAGCAACTGAGGTTGCTTTACAAAGTCGTCACAACTGGCGGCGCATCGGGTGGTCAAATGACTGATTCAGAGATAAATGAATATGTTGTGGATGCCGCAAACCAAGTCACTAATGTCAGCAAAGCCCGATTTGCTGACCAAGCTGGAAGCAGATACATCTAAGAAATGGCAACGAAACCAATTAAATTACTGCCAAGATTAAAAAAGATCACTTCCGGAGTGGCTTCATTTTGGGGCAGAGGCGGCAGCAATGAGTTTTATCCGGGCGGCGCGGATGATCAACGCAGGTTTGGCCGTGGCAAGTTAGCGCGGGACATTGCTGAATTGATGGTGGAAAACCGCCAGAAAATGCTGCTTGGTGATTCGCGTTACATTTATCAATCCTTTTCAACTGTTTCTGGCGCAGTTAAACAAAAAGCAAACTACGTTTACGGCAACGCATGGCGGCTGCAATCATACAGCGCAAACACTGAATTTGCTTTGGCCGTGGAAAAAGATTTTGCCCAAATTGATCGGTTGCTCGACACAAGGGGAACAAGTTTTTCATTTAGGAAATCAGCATGGCTTGGTTCAAAGACCATTGATGTTGATGGTGACTATTTCATAATATTGACGGAAAACGCTGACACTGGTTTTCCAAAGTTGCAATATTTAGAGGCGCATCGGGTTGGCTCATTTGGGCTTCATGGCGGCCATACAGTCAAAGAAGGTAGGCACAAGGGGCGCAGAATATTTGCGGGCGTGATTGTAAATGATTATATGCAACCCGTTGCATATCGAGTGCAGGACGAATCACACAAAGATGGATTCCGTGATGTGAATGCAAACAGCATGATTCACGTTTCTGATTTTGAGTGGTTCAGCCAAAGCCGTGGGCAGCCAACAGTTGCAGCAGCAATTCTTGATTGGTATGATTTAGCGGAAACCCGTGACGCAGAAAAGATTGCCGAGAAAGTAAACAGTGCTTTGACCTTGGTGGAATCAAACGAAACCGGGCGCGCAGACATGGGCAATTCCATTGTCAACCCACAGCCGGGCAGTGATGGCAGAATGCAAACACAATTGATGGATTCGGGATTGATTCGATACATTAAAAATGGCGGCAGCTTGAAGGCACACCAGAGCAACCGACCTTCTGACCAATGGCTGAATTTCACAAAGCTGGTTGAATCTTCAGCATTCTATGCAATGGGATGGCGCAGGGAAATGCTTGATTCATCTGCAATTGGCGGTGCTGGTGTTCGCGGATTCGCGGCAGACATTAACAAATCAATTTCAGCAAGGCGGGAAACAATCGAAGCCGGGATGAAGCGGGCGGCAATATATGTAATTGCAAAACGCGCAAAGCAGGGTGTTTATGGAGAACTGCCAGATGATTGGTGGAAAATCGGATTTACTAAACCTGCACAATTTACAGTTGATGAAGGAAGAATGCGGGCGGCAGACATTAGTGATTTGCGCGCAGGCTTAACAACCGAAGATCATATTGTTGAAGCGCGGGGCATGGATTATGAAGAACTGCTGCGCAAGCGGGCATCAAATCTTGTCTTGAAAAAACAAATTGCCGAGGAAAACGGATTGAATCCACAAGAACTTGGCACAACGGGAATGCCCGGTGATCCAATTGATTTGGTTGAAGAAGAAACAGGACAAATTGAAGATGGTGAAGAAATAGAAGCAAAAAGCGAATTGGATTTTTTGACTTTAAAAGCCAAATTTGATTCCTATGGCGTTGCAGTGCGGGCGGGTTCTATTACTCCACAACAAAGCGATGAGGAATCATTCAGAAAAGAAGCTGGTTTGCCAGATATTGGAAAAGCGGTTTCTGATGCTTGGCAACAAGATGGTGGTTACCGCAGGCCAATCACTTTAAAATCTGGCAGTGAGTCAGAAGCCGAAATTAAAATTTCAGAAAATCAAAACGAGGAAACTCAAACAGAAGATAATCCAACAGAGGAAAATAACTAATGAAACAATCAACCAATACATGGTATGCAATGGAACAAAAAATTGACGCAGAAGGAAATGAATCTTCTAAGGCGGAAATCTTTATTTATGACGAAATCGGTGGCTATGAAGTCAACGCCAACACTTTCATTGGACAATTGGAAGCACTTGAAGGAATCGAGCAAATCGATCTGCGCATCAGTTCGCCGGGCGGCTCAATAGTTGAAGGCAATGTAATTTTCAACGCCATCAAACGCCATCCTGCAAACGTAACAGTTTACATTGACGGCATGGCTGCAAGCATGGCTTCCGTCATTGCAATGGCCGGGGATGAAGTTCTCATGGCAGATAATGCTTTGCTTATGATTCACAACCCTTGGACTGTATCAATTGGCGACAGTGAGCAACTGCGCAAAGATGCTGATTTGATGGATAAAATGAAGTCTGCAATCATTAACGCTTACAGCCGGAGCAATTACAGCACTGAAGAACTGGAAGAATTAATGGATTCCACAACATGGTTTACTGCTGATGAAGCATTTGAAGCCGGGTTTATTGATGGCACTGTTGAAGGCTTACAGGCAGCAGCAACCCTTTCCGAAATGGAAACAATTGCAAAACAGGCTGGCGCAACACTTCCAGTTGAAAAGATTGTTTCAAGCATTGTTGCTAGAAATGATGCAAAAGTTGCTTTGCTTGAAAATCAAATTCAATGTCTTGAAACTGCGGTTGATGAATATTCAACCGAAATTGAAGAATTGCAAAATTCTGCAAAAGACTTTATTACTCAAAAGGAAATCATGGAAACGAATCATAAATCAGAGCTTGAAGCATCACAAGAAATTACAGCGCAAGCTGTATCTTGCGCTGCGGCTGAGTTGATGGCATTGCAAACCCAAGAGGCAATTGCAGAATCATCAAACGAAACCGAAACAAAAGTTGATACAGAATCATTCTGGGCTGAATACAAAGCGGTTGGAAAAGCTGAAGGGCTTGAAGCAAAAAACAAGTGGTTCAAAGAAAATAAACATTTAATTCAAAAATAATTTCACACCAAGTGATCTAACAACAAAACAAAACAAAAAAACAAAATGGCTAATACAATAAATGGAGCGAATCTCGCCGAAATTGCACAAGAAAGCTTGGCAGGACTAAGTGATCTTTTTGCGCCTCTGAGCGCACTTACAACAGACTTTTCCTCAAGCGTTCAAGATGCTGGGGAAAGTGTCACAACTCGATATCCGGTGCAACCAGTTGCATCGAGCATGGCTGCTGGCATTAAGTCTGCATCGCAAGATGTTACAACAACTTCTGCAACAGTTTCACTTTCTGAGCATTATGGCTTCACTTATGGCTTTACTGATGTTGAGCGCAGCAAGTCGAGCATTAATCTAAATGCACTTTTCATTGAGCCAGCACTCCAAGCACTTGGAAAAAAGGTTTTCAGTGACGTTTGGAATTTAATCACTGCGGCAAACTTTGCAACTTCTTCGGTTGTTACTGCCGCAAATTTTGATCGCGATACCCTTGCTGATCTTAATGCGTCTTTGACATCCGACAAGCAAGCAGGACAAACAGGCCGTTCGGTTTTCATGAATCCTGCTTACTATGCATCGCTTGTGAAGACTCTGAACAGTGCAGAGATTCCGGGCATCACTGAAGAAAAGCGTGAAGCAATTGTCCCACGCGTTGCCAAGTTTGATTGCTATGAAACAAACCTTGCTGATGCCAATGCAGAAAATCTTGCTGCATTTGCATTCCAGCGCAATTCGTTGCTAATGGCTGGCCGTTCGGTTGATACTACAATGGCAGAAGATGCTGGCATTGAAGTTGAAAATGTTGTGATTCCGGGTCTTGGGCTTCCAGTTCAATTCCGTCGATTCTATGACAATGACGGCATCCTTTACTATAACTGCAACCTTCTTTATGGCGTTGCAAAGGGTGTTGATTATGGCATCCGAGTAACAAGTGCTTAATTAATCTAATGCCGCTCTGAGATAATCAGAGCGGCTTTTTTTAACTTTAAAAAAACAAATCATGCAAAAACCATCTATTACAATTCACAGGTCAACATCTGGCGATTTAAAGCAAATTGCAATTTCAGATGATGCTTCAATCTGCCTTCAAGCTTTCCAAGAATGCAATGAGCCGGGAGAAATCATCTATTTTCGGAAAGGTGTTTTTGACAAGCAAAAGAAGATTATTGCACCTTTAATTTCTGAAGAAAAAACAAAGCCAAAAAAGGCTAAAAAATCTTCTAAAAAAGTTCTTTAGTGGGCGGCTAAAATGGTGGTTATATGTGTGTTAAGCCGTCATTCTGGGAAAACTCAGAGTGGCGGCTTTTCTCGCATTGCTTTTCCATTAAAATCATTTACAAATAAAATATGGCTACAATTAAAAATATTTCAGAATACGGGGCAACAAAAACAGTTAAAGTTGGCGGGTTGGTGACAGTTCTTGCTTACGGGGATTTTGGCGGCGGCACTGCAACTATTGAAGCAAGTGCTGATTCAAATTCTTCCACAGTTTATTCAACAACATATGAAGACCCACTTTACCCAAACCCGCAGGGCGTAATTTCTCAACTAATACGAGCAGATTGCAGCGCGGAAGGCGAAGGCAACTATTATGTTCAATGCGAAGTTAAGCCAAACACGCCATATTACATAAATGGAACTTCACTTGGGGTGGGATGGAATGGATACGTTGTAAGCATCCCAGACGCAGCTTTAGTTGTTACAACTAGCGACACAGTTTTATTGACACCAGACAATGTAGGTTGCGGATTTATTGGAGATGGAGGCGCAGAATGGCAGGGCAACTATAGGAATTTGAAATTGTATAAACAACTTGGAGCTGCACAGGATATTGAAAATGACAAGCTTTGCGCATGGTGGAAGATGCAAGCAAGAACTGCAGGAACACTTGATGGCGTAATTGAAAAAGATTCTATTGGCAATTATGATGGCCAAGGCAATGTTTCTGGATGGGGCGCGGATCAAGGAACTTGGGTTTCAATTAAAGACAAATTCAACAACACTCCATCAATGACCGCAAACGATTCTTTCACTTTAGACATTGGTAACCTTGGGGTGCGTGGAATTTTAAGAAATTCAACGGATGGAGATTTGAATTTTGCTTTTGCTGATCAATCTTCAAATGTTACTTTTGTTAACAATGCATGATTTTAATGATTTCTTAAACATTGGTTGCAGTGAAGCTGCTGCCATTATGGGAGAACCAATTGAAATCAATGGGCAAGTTGTTAATGCGGTCTTTGATGAAGAAATCAGCGAATGGGACATGGATGAATTTGGCGACCGAGACAACCCGGAGCTAAAGTTGGTCATTGCATTTTTGGACATTGGAAAATTGCCAAATAAAAAAGACCGATTTACTAGAATTGAAACTGGTGAAACTTTCTTTATTACTCAAATCAGCACAAGCACAGGCAATGTTGAAATTGAGGCAAGAAACGAAACGAAATTAAATGCCAAGAAATGAAACATTTATTTTGGATGATGCGGTTTTTCAATCCAAAATGCAGAAGCTTATAAAGAAATGGAAAGTTGATGAAAAGAAATTTGTGGCTGAACAAGCCGGGCTTTTTCTTTATGACGTTGCCAGATATGTTCCACCATATGCTGAATTTCCAGATTCAGAAGGAAAATCAATGGGAAGGCCTGCCGACAAAATGACAGGGAAAAAAGCAATTTTAAAAGATTTGGCAAAAATATTTACTAGGCCAAGCAGTGTTAAAATCTTTAATTGGGCAGATAAAAATTTCAAAGGCCGAGAAATAAGAAAAGGAAAAGAAGTTATTGGTGCTGGCACAATAAATTCATTGGCTGA